CTGGCAAGCTTCTCCATGGCCTCGGTCTGGCGGCGCATCATGCCGGCCTCGTCGTACGGCATCCCCTGCGCAGAGCCGGTGCCGGATCCGAGCGCGTAGTTCGTCGGGTTGACGAGCTGGTCAAGCGTGTTGAGGCCGCTCGAGAACGCCGTGCCAAGACCTTGGCTGAAGTTGCCCTCGGCCATCTGCATAAGGCCGGCCAAGCCGCCGCCCAAGCCCTCGAGCAGGATGTCCCGGCTGACGCCGAGGTTCTCCTTGGCGAGGCCGTAGGCGGTCATGGACTGATTGACCTGCGCGGCGTTGGCCTCGATGCGCGCAGCCTCGCCGGCGGCGATGTCCGACTGCCCTCGGCTGACCGCGACAGCGCCTGGCGTCAGGGCGCTGGCGATCCGCACGTTGGCGTCGTAGCGGGCCATTTCGGCGCTGATCTGGGCGTTCATGGCCGTCGCCGAGTACTTGTTGGCGACGGCGTTCAGCTCCGTGAAGCGCTTGTCCAAGGCGCCGATGGCCGTGCGGAGCACGTCGAAGCCCGCCTCGGCGACTTGGATGCCCGCGCTGATGGCCGCCGACCTCGAGGTGCTCCTCGCCGTCCGGTTCAGCTTGTCGAGCTCCCGGTTCGTGGCGGCCACGCCCTTGGCGACGCCCTTGGCGTCCATGTCCACCTGGATGGATGCTTTCAGGGTCTTGTCAGCCATTGCGGAGCCAGGGGAAGAGCTGCGAGGGGCGTTTGCCGGTCATGGCGGACGCGATGACCACCAGCGCGCTCTCGATGCGCTCCCCGTTGGTCAGGTCTTGGGCGAGGCCGGCCGCCATGGTCATGCGTTGCTCGGGGCTTGCGATGCGCCAGAGCCTGCGCTCGGCGCGTCCGTAGGGCGTTGGCGGTTCACCTCCTCGAGCAGGCGCCCGGCGATGTCCGCCCGGATCTTCCCGGCGTCCTGCGGGTTCTGGAGGAACGCCGAGCCGTCCTGGCAGGTGATGCAGGCCACCCACCAGAACGGGTTGTGCGAAGCCTGCGTCACGTCCGCGAGCGTGGGTTCGCGGAACGTGAGCAGGCCGAGCTCGGGGATGTCAACCGAGCGGGTCCGTGCGGCGACCTTGTGGAGGTCAATCGGCAAGGGTCACTGCTCCTCCCAGGAGAGCTCCCACATTGCCGGGCCGGTGCCGTCGTCCGTGAACGAGGCCGATGTGATCTGCACGTTGATGTTCCCCGTGCCGGCGCCGTACTCGTCGTAGGCGATGGTGCCCTGGTCGGTGTACTTCAGGGTTAGCACGGCAGTAACGGTTGCCGCGAGGTCCACGGGCATTAGGTGGCTGCGCAGCGTGTTGTCGTTGCTCCCGTCCTGGCGGTACAGGGTGCAGGTTCCGAAGCGCCGAACGCGGCCGGGGGCGCGCTTCTCACGGAAGTCCGCGATGGTGGTCACGTCGAGGCTGGCGCGCTCGAAGTTCATGGTGAAGCTGCGCACGGCCACCACCGTGGTGCCGCTGAAGGTCAGGGTGCCGCCGTAGCCGGTGATGAGTGCCATGGGTCAGATTCCTTGGAGCGAGAGGGTCAGGGTGCAGACGCGCTCGTCGCCTTCCGAGCCGTCGGCCTGCGATTCGGTGCGGAACGCGACGCTCGCGTCCGTGCAGACGATGTTTGCGGTGCCGGCCTGCGTCTCGACGCCGTTGAGCTGGGCGCAGATCTTGTCGGCCTCCTGGGCGACGGCGAGGGTCGTGTCGCCGTAGATGCTCACTTCCACGGTCACCAGCCAGAGGCTCTGGTCGGTGCCCGGCATCGCGCGCGACGCCTGCGCAGCGCTGATCTCCCAGACGATGGCCGGCGTCTGCGTCGTGGGGCGGCGCATCCCGACGCTCACGGGGTTGGTCGTGGCCTGGTCGAGGTGGTACTGGACGGCCTTGCAGACCGTTTCGAGGCTCATGGGCGGCCTCCCAGCAGGCGCTTGGCCTCGGCGAGCGTCTCGGCGCCCAGGGCATCCGTGGCGCGCTGGAGATTCGACTGTGCCCAGCGAAGCGAACGGAACGCGCCGGGAATCATCTTCGCGGCGCCCGCGCCCTTCATGGCTTGGCGCTTGCCGGAGGTGTGGTCGTGCAGCTCGGGGAACATAGCCCTTGCCTCGCCGTACATTCCGAACAGCGCCGCGCTGCGTGCTCGCTTAGCCGCCATGCTGTTTCCGGGATTGGCGCGGAAAATCTCGTTGCGCTTCAGCTTCACGAACTCCCGGCGCCCTTCCCTCTGCTGGACGAGGTGCGCCGGGGTGGACGCATAGAACTTGCTTCCCTTGCCGTAATGGCGATACCCCAGCTCAAGGAGGTGGTAGACGCGCTGGCGCCCCTTGGCGGTCGCGCCGCCCTTGGTGCCATAGCGAACCCCGATCCTCGACCGGATAGGGGCCGTCGGGCCGGCGCCCATGCGGCGAACGTCCAGCTGCGTCGCCGCAGCAATGGCTTTACGGTGGGTCGGCTTTCCACGGTACGGCGAGGATTTCCAGATGCCGGCAAGCTTCTTGACGAACGGCGCCAGCGCCTTGCGCGCACCCTTCTTCCGGGCGCGCTCGTTCAGGTTGTCCGGCAGCTTGGCAAGGATCGCCCGCAGCGCCTTGTCGTTGAGCGTGATCTTGAGCGCCGTAGTGCTCACAGGACCACCTCCACGGCCTCGATGGTGAGCGTCCGCCGGCGCTGGTCCTTGTCCGTGCAGCTGCGCACGTTCAGGGTGCGCTGGGTGCCGTTGTCGGTCCACAGGAACCGGCTGCGCGTGGTGACCGAGGCCGTCCACGGGCAGAGGATCCGGTACGAGGTCTGGATGGCGGGTCCGCCATCGTCCACCGTCTCGGTGGTGTCCATCTGCTCGATGTAGACGGGCAGCGCGGACAGGCCGGACACGGTCGCCCATGTCTCGGTCGCTTGGCCGAGGGCGTCTGTGGACTGCGTCGGGTTCTGCACCGCCGCGACCAGCCGCATCATGCCGTGGGGGACGTGGGCCATCAGCCGATGCCCTTCCCCATCATGGCACTTATGTTGTCCCAGTAGTCCGACTTGAGCGTGACGGTGTCATCGCCGCGCGCGGCGTTGAGCTGCGTTACGCGCTGGAGCACCGCCATCTGGAGCAGCGGGTGCAGGGTGTTGTTTCCGGCTGAGACAGTCAGGACCAGCGGGTACTCGAGGTCCGCCACGTCGAGGTCCGCGTACTGGAGCCCGTTGATGGTGACGAGCGTGAGCGTGACCGTGGTGTTCAGCGTGTTCACGCAAGTGCAGGCCGTGACCGGCTGCCGCTCCAGGCGGACGAGCTTCGTGATGCCCGTCGGCTCGGACGCGACGTACTGCGTGCGCGTGACCGGGTCCAGGCACCAGCCGGTGCGCTCCTCGAGCTCGCGCACCGTCGCGTCGTACGCGATCTGGAGGTACGCATCGTCGCCCGTGTGGTAGACGCGCGCCGCATCCTTGATCGTGGACAGCGTGATCGGCATTCGTCCTCCTAAACGCAGAGGGGGCGGGCGGGGAGAGTGCCCGCCCCCTTGCGCTTCCGGGGGTTTGCGTCAGGTCAGGGTGATGCGCAGCGCGGCGACCGCCTTCGGGCGGACCACCTTGCTGTTCACGAACACCATGCCCTGGAACTTCACGAGGCCGGGGGTGGTCACGTCATCCCGGAACATCGAGATGCCGCCCCACTCGCGGATGGCGAACGCCTCGCCGACGTTGGCGAACATCAGCGGCACCGAGTTGGTGACCGCCGCGGTCTGCCGGCCGGGCGCGTAGGGCGCGATGTACACCGGGCGCCCCATGAGCATCATCGGCGCCGCCTGCATGACGCCCGAGTCCGAGCTCGGAACGAAGAGCGGGACGTTGCTGGTGGACGTGTCCACCTTGAGGCTGGCGATGCGGTAGTAGGCGTCCTGGCTCATCACCCAGGCGGCCGACTGCCAGTACTCGGCGGGCAGGCTCTTGTAGCGCAGCTCCGTCAGGTTGGCGACCGTGAAGGCGCCGTCCCAGCCGCTGCCCGAGCCGTGCGCCGCGCTGACGGCGACGGCCTTGTAGTCCGAATCGTTCAGGAACAGGCCCGTGGGCTGGTTGCTGCCGGTGCCGACCGTGTAGCCCGACTCGATGCCGCGCGCGATCATTTTCTGGAGGTGCGAGATGACCTCGGCCTCGATGTCGAAGTCCGACTGCCGGACCACCCACTGGGTGAGCTCCGACTTCGGCAGGCCGCCGACGGGATTGAGGTTGATCTCGGCGTGCGCCGCGTCGTAGGCCGTCTGCGTCTTGTTGGCCTCGGTGGTCCAGAAGGTCGTGACCGCCGCGTCCGTCTCGAGGTTGTTCCGGCGCAGCGTGACGCTGCCCTTCACGCCCGTGCGGAGGTCGGCCAGGTTGCGCACGACCGTGTTGCGGTCGAGGTACTTCAGGATGCCGGCCTCGTAGATCTGCGGGACGAGGACGCCCGACGAGCTCGAGGTCGTGATGTCGCGGAACTCGGCCAGGCCGCGCGTCTCGGGCGCGCGCCCGCCACGGCACCAGTCGATGAACTGCTCGCGGTACTCGCCCGAGGCCGTCCACTCCGAGGAGCGCTTCTCGTTCTCCTGGGTGGCCTTCTCGACGGCCGCGTAGGACGCGAACCGCTCGCGGAGCTGCGAGGCACCGATGTGCTTCTGCATCTCCTCGATGTCCCGCTTGAGCGGCTCCAGCTTGTCCATGAGCTCGGAGCCACGGGCCTCCTGCTCGGCGGTCAGCTGCTCGCTGCCGAGGAGCTCGTTCAGTTCCTTGGACAGCGCATCACGCTGCTCGATGAGGTTTGCGCGCTTCTTGAACAGGTCGGTGGTCTTCATGTGAGTGCCCTCAAACGCAGACGAAGCCTCGCGAGAGCGGGGCTGTAGGTGCGTGCTTCGGCGCTTGTCTGCGGGTAGGCGCCTGATTCGACGATGGAAACCTCGCGCAGGTCCACCTGCGTGAGGGTGCGCTCGGAGCCCTTCCAGGCGTCCGAGCGCACGACGAAACCGAATGACATTTCCGAAAGGACGCCGGAATCGACCAGGGCGTAGACATCCTTCGCCCGCTGGGTATCCGGCAGTTGGACATCGAAGGCCAGGCCGCGCTCGTCCGACGCGAGCTTCAGGCGCTGGCTCTTCGTGTTGGCGAGAAGCTCGCGACGGTCATGGCCGACCAGCAGCGAGATGTTCCCGCGAAGGCTCTGGTCGAACGCGCCGCGCGCCACGCGCTCGGTGAACGGCTTCCCGCCGTTGACGCTGCGCACGACGAGCGGGTGGCTCGGGGCGTCGTAGACCGCCGCGTAGCCGGTCAGGCGGTTTCCGTCGCGCTCGAACGACGTGGTGCGGACCTCAAGCATCGGGGTTGTCCTCCCCGGCGTTGTCCGGTCCCGTGGCGGCCGCTGCGCCGCCGGGCATCGACACCTTCGGCTCGTCCAGGCCGTCGATTGGGTACAGGCCCAGCCGGCGGCGGGCGTCGTTGGGGCTCATCACGCCCGCCAGGACGAGCTTCGAGAACGCCATGCCGGCGTCGCGGAGGTTGCCCCGCAGGAGCACGTCGGTGTCGAAGCGGAGGTACTCGCCGGGCTGGAGGAGCTTGCGCTCGATCTCCGCGCTCCAGACGGAGGCCCACAGCGAGAGGCCGCCATCGACGTACGCGCGGGCCGTCTCGGACTGCGAGGCGAGCGCGCCGCCGCCCTGCTGGAACAGCATTTCGGGCGGGATGCCGAAGGCGCGGGCGATCTCCTGCACCGAGAACCGGCGGCTCTCCAGGTTGGAGGTCGAAGTCTCCTGGCTGATCCGCTCGGCCTTCATCCCTTCGCGCAGGATCAGCGGGCGGCTGGCGCCGTCCGGCTGCGCGTGCATGGTCTGCCAGGCGTCGCGGATCGCCTGCACCGCCTGGTCGCTCATGGCGCCGGGGTGGCTGAGGCTGATCTTGCCCGTCGAGCCCGTCTTGACGAGCGCCGAGTGCGCCGCGTCCTGGTCGGCCGCGAGCTGCATGGCCGGCGCGCAGGCGTCGAGCGGGGAGACGAACCACGCCGGGAAGTCGAGATCCGGGTAGGCGCCGATGTGCACCACCTGGTCGGCGGCGAGCTTCACGTCCTTGATGCGGTACTCGACGCCCTCGTCGGTGAACTGCGCCGTGGCGGCACCGTCCGGGATGGGCTGGAGCTCGGCGACAGTTCCGTCGTTTGCCCGCCTGATCAGGGCCAGCC